TCTCTATATAGGATTCAATAGCCGATGCGTGAGCCTGCTTGACTTCTTCGCTTGAGTTGGGGATGCCTCCGAGTTCTTTCTCGGTCTTTGACAACTTAATGAACTGTTTATCAGGTCTATTCATACTGAAGTTCCTGTAGCCTCTGTTCTTAAAGTGATATAGTAGTCGCGGTTTATTGTTCTCCGCAAGGACCGGCATCCCGTAGAACACGCACGCCATTAGAACATCCTCAAAGAATATCTCTGCGGTCTGTGGTCTAGCAACGTACTCTAGGAAAAACTCATTAGATGGAGCGTCATCCATATTGAACTTAGTCATCCCATGCAGCGCTCCATTAGAGCCGCCACCCCCAACTACTCCAGAAATATCGTATGAGTCACAGCCGAATGAACCGAGGTGCTCGTTGCCTGGTGATTTCACGCCATTGTTGATGATCACGTTGTTTTGCAGCCTTGCCGGAGGTATCCAGCTAACCTTAAATCTGCCACGAGGATCTGGTGACCACACTACTTTAGTGTCCTTCACTCCGTCTTTCCAGTGAAACGATCCAACGGTAATGAAGTGTTCCTTGATTGTAGCATCGTTAAAGTCGATCTGCTGGTATATCTTGGTTAAGTTGAAGATAGACTGCTTACTCTCGTCTCGGAACGCGTGAGACTCGGTTCTTGGGAACTGGCGGTAGAACTCATTGAGCGCATCTGGGTCTGACTTGAGTGACGCGACTTCATTTTCCCAGTAATTTATCGCACCCATTCTTATCATTTCACCATCGATCCCCTCAACGGGCTTCTCTGGTGTATCTAAAACGGGCATGCCGTATCTGTCGATATAGCCCTCAAAGTTCCACTCCATTGGAATGAATAGCGAATATAGGCCACTCTTAGTCTGTCCGTTCGGACTACGCTTCGTAACGTCGGAGTCGTAATACAACTTCTTGAAGTTGTCACCGCCTTTATCTAGCGCGTTAGATGTAGAGCCCATCATGCACTTGCCAATAACCTTAGAGCCCAAGCGTAAACACGTCTTTGTTACGCGCCAGTTGTTTAGAATGTTGTCGGGCTTCATCCACTTGCCGGATTCGTCGTGCACAAGCAGCTGTAGTTTTTCACCGTCATAGCTGTTGTCTGCCGTGTTTCGCCAGTCGATAGTAGTGTTCAACCCCTCAACGTCATCTAAGTCCGTGTTGGACATATTCTTCTTGGTAATCTTTGACGCGGGGATACGATAGGCTAGTTCTGTCTTCGGCTTGTCCATGCCATCCATGATCGGCCTAAAGAAGAAGGGTAGGTTGCTGTTAATCGGAACAACCTTGTCCGTAAACATCTTTTTGGCGTCAGTACCCGTCTTAGAGAGGATACCTATCCTAGAGTCTTTAGCGACAGTAGCGGTATTCACGCACTCAGAGGAGCCCATGAATGAGAAACCAGAACGTCGAATCTTTAGGTAGCACATTCCAAAAGCACGAGTATCGGCCTTGGTTGCTTCCCAGAATATAAAGAAGATTCTGTTTGCCTCACGGAAGTCTGGATGACCAACGTCAATCTTGGTCCACTGTAAATACATATAGTGAGAGCCGGTAATGTATGCAGGCTCTCCATTGTTCATGAACCAGAACCCCTGCTCCCTGCGATCGAACTCCTCTTCTATATAGTCAACCCACTTGGACTTAAACTCCTTTGGCTTCTCATGCCATTGGAATATGGACTTTATCTTATTAAGCTCAGCTGGATAATCAAAAGGCTCCCAGTATTGGTCCTTGTCCTTTAGGCTTCTAGCGTGTATCTCCTCCGGGATTGCTGGAAGAGCGACAATAAGGTTCGATATGTTGTATATATCGCCAATGGTGCCATCTCTAGATATGACAACCATATCATATTGCTCGTTGTATCCATATTCCCAAGTCCTGGCTTTATTTTTCTTAGCCTTGGTTGCCTCGGGAACGTAGTCCGGAAGTATGTAGTATAGACTATTTTGCTCTTCGTTCTGCAAAGCCCTGCTTACTTGAGTTAGTTTGGTCAGGTTCGTTGTCTCCACTTAGTGCGGACTTCTCCTGCTCTATTCTAGATAGAATTTCAAACGCATCAAAGATCGCAAGCTTCTTGGTGGCTGCGGCATTCTTTAACCTGTCGGCAGCCAGTTCGCTTTCGGGATCATCATGCACGATGATTCCCTCCTCCGCTACTTTAATTAGTTCCTCAACGGCTCTATGTCCGGCTCGGATGATTCGTTCTTTGATTTCATTTGAGTTCATCACAGCAAGATACAAATATTCAAGCTGTTCATCCTATATAACTTCTCTCCATCTATCTCAAACTCGTACTCTGTGCCCGGGGTGTATACCACTTCATCTCCAACAGAAATGCCTAGCTTCTCTAGGTATGGAGTGTTATATCTTATTACGCCAACAAGCGGCTCCTCCGATGATGTCTTGTGTAGATAGTAGTCTTTCTTCTCCGACGGAGCTAAAAAGCAGTACTTGCCCATGGACTTCCACTCTGTACCATTGTTGAACATGAAGAACTGATGTTCGTCAACAAAGAACAAGTCATCTCCAATAAAGCTTCTACCGCTTCTCTCCCTGCCTCGCATATCGTTGTAGAACTTGAAAACATTGTGATGCACTAGGAGTGTATCCCCAACCTTTATCTCGCCATCGTAATTTGTAGGAACCTCTACAACTTCAGCAAACCTATTAGATACCTTGTGGTCTTCCTTGGATGAGCTAATAATAAATTCAATTCCGCCAAAGTCGCGGACATTGTCATAGCGACGCCCGCTTATTGGCTTAACAATAAAGTAGAATGGAGAGCGCATCAGCTACCACATGAATCGCACTCGGGGTTGTCAATGCTACAAGCTGGGGCAACGGGTTCCTGTGCTAGGTCATTAACCCAGCTGTCGAATGAATCTTTCATGTGTTCAAAAATTGATGTTATACTCTATAGACATGGGCATGTTTTCATTGAACTCTTTCCAAAGAAAGATTTCGTTGTCCGCCTCTACCCAAATTTTTATGCTTCCGCTAGTACCATCCTTCTTTATGAGATGGATTTTGTGAGATCCGCCGAGGACCTCTTGATCAATGATGTAATGCATAGCGCCAGACTTATAATCGGCGCCAACCGATATCTTACGAATGTCCATTAAAATGCAATTTAGACAGCAACCTGGTTGCGTTGGATGAAGTAAATCACATCCCAAATATACGCATCACCGCCGTTCGCTGTTATCTCAAATTGCACTCCATTTGTAACAAAGTCATCATCAGCATAATACTGATACATGACGTGGAAATTCTGCGTGACGCTATTGCCTTTTGCAAAGACAAGACTCTCTGAAAGTCTATTGTATGGGGTTGACCCGCCAGAAATCATGGTAAGATCCAAATGCGTTTGGTTAGCATTGGGAGCTTCTGCGTTAAACACGATAGTGATGGTATAGGTATCGTTCTCATTCTCTGCCAAAACCTTTTCGGTCGTTGGATTGTAGAACGTGTATGGACCATAAGAAACAGTTGTGCTTCCGTTGTTTGGCATGGTTTCAGTAACACCATCAAGCAAAGTCTTCTTGGAAGATGATGTAAATGAGTTATCATCAAATCTATTCCACCCAGCAACTGGGAGCGTTGAAGACACGTCAACCCAATTAACACCAGTTCCTGTAGATTCAAGAATCTGCCCAGCCGTACCAGCCGAGCTGGTTCCATCTACAAGCGTTCCATTAATGTTAGCAGCGCCGTTTGAATTTAGGTCAACCGCAACAGAAACCGTGTCTGCATTTACTCTATCTGCTGTTATAATGCCCGTAAGGGTCATGTCTTGAGTTGCTGTATTCCCAGAGTCAAGAACGTTCTGCAGGTTTGGAGTTACGTTGTCAATCCATTGAGTTGCAGACCCTGTAGATGAGAGGATTTGCCCACCAGTACCAACGGAGCTTGTACCATCGTAATACTCACCGGAGTTTGAGATTGACGTATTTACCGTAAAAGTATCTGCTGTAATGTTTCCAGTGAGAACAATGTTTTGAGTGGCTGTGTTGCCTAAATCAAGAACATTCTGCAAGTTTGGAGTAATGTGAGCAGTCCATTGAGTCCCGGATTCGGTAGACATCAACAGCTGACCAGACGTTCCTGCGCTATTAGATGAGTCGCGAAACTCTCCGCTAACACTAACGTTTCCAGTGACATTGATGCTTCCTGTTAGGTTAATGCTTTGCGTTGCCGTATTGCCAGTATCAAGAACAGACTGAAGGTCCTGGTCTGGAGAGAGGTTAGCAATTGATTGAGCGGTAAAGTTTTTAGTAGCATTCATGTTGCTACCATCCGTACCAATTATAATGTCAGATCCCTCTGGGGATACTACTGGGTATGTGCTAATTTTTGCCATCTGCCTGTTCGTTGTTGTGGTTTACAAAGATAGGAAATTACTTTATGAGGAATATTTTGAAGATTATCCGCAAGGACAGCGCCAGCACGGCTCCTCCAATGAAGAACCACATCCAATAAACAATACCCATCTTTCGGTCTCTCTTTTCTATCTGCGTTGACGTGACAGTCTTAGTTACTACTACTGTATCCGAAGGGCACTCTGCCTCTACCTGGATGAATTTGTCAACGTATTTTACGTCTAGCCTGACGCGGTCTTTATATATTACCGTGTCCCTAAACAGCTCTAGTGTGTCAACGAGCGTTCTCTGCTCGGTGATTATCACAGTGTCCTTCTTTACAACAGTGATCTTTTGAATTGACGGGTCCTTGCGAATCGCTTGTCTTAGGTGCCATTGCGCTGAGCACCCATAAAGCAAAAGGGTGAGGGTTGCTATAGTAAGCCATCTCATTTGTAAGGGATGTATCGTGTTCTCCCGTCTTTCTTTATGGCCTTCAATACCTGGCCTCTGTTATGTCCGTAGTGGTAAGAGACGTGAACCCAGTCTGGCTGCTTGTCGTTGCCAAACTCCCAGATAAGTTGATCAAACTGAAGGTTGTTCTTTATAAAGTCAAAGACCTCTTTATTGTCTTGCACGTCAATGTCTGCAGCTGCGCCATTCATGGCGCAATGCTGTGATGTTGCACTGCCTCCTACGGCCTTGTTTAGCTCTGGAACGCGTAGTCCGCTAGATATGTTAATAGGGCCAATTGCATCGCGAAGTGGTTGAAGAACCTTATGGCAAAGCTCCACTAAGTTCTCTAGCTGTTGAGGGTTTGGAGTATTATCAATACCAAGTCTTTTAGCAGTAGAGCTCTTTGTCATTTCTGCTAAAGTGAAATTGTCAGATAGCTTCATCGTCCCTGCCCTTTATATGGCTTGCTATAGTTTTTGCTTTGCTTATTCTTGCTTTGCTGCTTAGAATGCTTGCCACGCTTTTTGCTGTGACTAACGTAAGAAGTTGCTGTTTGTAGTTTTGCCATCTTTACTATGTGCGCATTTTTAACGCTTGGTTTTCTCTTTCTAGGAAGTCAACCTTCACCCTTAGTGAGTGCACTTCAGCTGTAAGGTCTAAAATCTTTTGACGCATGTCGTCTTTTTCATCTGCTGATCTAGCAAGAAGCTCTTCTAGGTTTCGAACTCTATTCTTTAAGTCATCGCGGTATTGGATGCCGTCACTATTCTGAGCAAGGTCCTTTTCTTTTTCAGCTTTAATTTTCATTCTGCTGGTGTAGAACTGAAAGGCGGCGCCAGATCCAGCAACTGTAACAACTGTTATTAATATTTGAATCCAGCTATCCATATCAAGACATCTTTTGACGATGTAAATATTCTGCGTTAAGTCTTTTAAATACACCCCACGCGCTGAATGCAAGTACGAACCATCCCCAATGCGTTGGTGATACAAAGATAGTTCCTTTTAAAAGGTACATTATGAATGTCGCCATGTACCCAGACATAGAAAGAGTAGCTGCTCGCATCCTGCATTTAATGTCTTCATTGGCAACACAATACAGTTGGAAAATCCCAGTTCCAACTATGTATAATAAAAAGATTGGCATGAAGCCAATCTCCATGGTAACGACAATGGGAGCGAGAATAAAAAGACAAACGCCGAGCGTTATCTCTGTGGGCTGACTATCGCTATATAGATATATCTCCCTAATCTTCTTTAATAAAGACGTGAGTTTGATCATTGTATTTATTTCTTAAATGTTCAATAGTCTTCTGGTTTTCAATTCGTATGATATTCCAAATGGCAAATAACATTACCAATAACCAACCAACATTAGATCCATGAAGCATGCCCTCCATGTAATAATTTAAAACGGTAGCTATGGCTATTAAGCAAGCAACCTTTACAGCGTGTCCGCGCATCTTCAAAGAGCCGTCCCATAAGACTGCCCATCCCTGGAAAAGCCCGCATAAAATAGACCCGACAATAAGCATGGGTGACGTAAACATCTCTGACCACAGGGCCATGGGTAGAATGAACGTGTGGAGTATAGCCGTAAAAACCTCATTGGGTTCGCTATCGCTATATTTAAAAATAGTTAGTGCTCTTCTTAACCCACGATCCTCCATCACATACTCATTGTTTGCCAGAACGCAACCTTTAGGCGAATGAATATTCTCTTACATATAGGAAGAGATTTGAACTCATCTGTCTTAAAGATGTCTTCTGGCTCGTTCATTATTTTTTTGCAAATTTCTCAATGGCTGTTCCGAAGAACATAGCAATTGTTAGATACTCAACAGCCTCTACTAGCTCCTTACTTGGAGCGATTTCTTGTGGTGAAAATGAATTTGCTACCATTGTCCCCATAAGAACAAGTGCTCCTAGTACTCCAATAACTCGCTTTGAGGATACTTCGTCCCCAACGCCAACTAGTTTATTGATAAAGTTTTTCATTCAGCAAAGGTAAAAAAAACAAAAGGGACGCATTTCTGCGTCCCTATTGGTGGTTTGGTATGAGTTAGCGTAAGCCTTACGCCTCTGCGACAGCCTCTGCGGTGAACTCTCCAGTCTCTAAATTGACGGATCCATCGCCGTATTCTTCGCGGATAGCTTCAGTAGTTTTTTGAATGTTTTCTTGCTGCTCTTTGTAAGCCGCCATAAGGGCTTCCTTGCGTAGCTCAGCCAGGGCAATAGCTCCTAGCTCCATTTGGATAGATTGCATTGCTGCTTGTGCCTCCTTAACGGCGTTAAGGAGTTCTTCTTTGACTTGCGCCATTTTGAATTAGATTAAAGTTAGTAGATATTAAACGGTTGGAACGGGCTCGCCAATAACGA